TTAACTCGCATGTGAGGATTCTCAAATGGCTAATACCACCTTCTCAGGTCCGGTCATCTCGACCAACGGCTTCCAAGGCTCTACTACTGGCAACGTAACTGGCAACGTAACTGGCAATGTTACAGGCGATGTTACAGGCGGAGTTGACGCTACAAGCGCATATGTGCAAATCAATGCGGTAGCAGCAACAGCGATTGCAGACGCAGCCGACGCAATTAACACCGCAAACAAAGTAGCGGGCACTATCGTTCTAGACACTACTAACTCTCGTATTATGGTTGCCTTGGGCGCGGATGCTACATCGAATTGGGCGGTTGCCGACGGTTCTGCTACTGTAACTCCATCCTAATTAAGGGGGTGACCCATGAGTTTCAGCAATATTCAGTCCGTCACTAAGACGGCAGACGCTTCAGCAGTAACTGGCCGCACACGTCTTCTAGGGGTGTATTTTACGAACACAGCCACGGCGTCTTCCTTTGCTTTAAAGGACGGCACCACTGATGCCGGCACAGCTAAGCTAACCATTAACACTCCTGCTGCTGCAGGGGCTCAAGACCTGATGATTCCTGATATGGGCATTGTTTTTGAGAATGGTATTTACGTTGATGTAAATGACGTAGAAGTCACTAGCGTGACCCTCTTGTTTGAGGGCGGAGCTGCGGCCTAATGGCTAGCAAAAAGGGAATGGGCATCAAAACCTCCGTTAAGTCGGGCAATTTTCGCCCGACTAAGAAGGGGGCGGGGATGACCGATAAAGGTGTAAAAGCCTATCGGAAAGCCAATCCCGGCAGCAAGCTAAAGACCGCAGTTACCGAAAAGAATCCTTCGGGAGCTAGAGCAAAAAGACGTAAGTCCTTTTGTGCGCGATCTGAAGGACAGATGAAGAAGTTTCCAAAGGCTGCTAAAGACCCTAACAGCCGCTTACGACAAGCACGCAAGCGTTGGAGATGCAGATGAAGAAACCCGCAGCAAAAAAGCCTGTTAGAAAAATGTCTACAGGTGGCTCGGCTACTAAATCTAGGGTCAATGAGGCGGGTAACTATACCAAGCCGACTATGCGAAAGAACCTGTTCAACAGGATCAAAGCGGGCGGCAAAGGCGGCAAGCCGGGTCAGTGGTCTGCTCGAAAGGCCCAAATGCTAGCAAAAGAATACAAGGCCAAAGGCGGGGGTTATAGAAGCTAATGGCCGGATTGAAGAAGCCCCAAAGATCATTAAAGGCATGGACTCAGCAGAAATGGCGAACCAAAAGCGGTAAGCCATCGACGCAAGGACCTAAAGCTACTGGAGAACGATACTTGCCTGAGAAGGCAATAAAATCGATGAGTAGTAAACAGTACGCAGCCACCACCCGCAAGAAGCGGGCTGATACAGCAAGGGGGAAGCAGTTTTCAGCACAACCAAAGAAAGTTGCTTCTCAAGTTAAACGACATCGAAAAGTGAGGTGATCCAAATGGCAGGACGTGGAATGGGTATGGCCACTAAGGGTGGTGGATGCGTTGGTTCTGGCCCCCGCAACAAGGTCATCAAGGAAACAAGCAAGACTACTGGTCCTGTGATGATGAACAAAGGCGGCATGGCCAACAGCAAAAAGAAAAGTTTTCCTGACCTGAACAAGGATGGAAAAGTTTCTAAGGCTGACGTTCTTATGGGCCGTGGTGTCCAAAAAAAGATGGGTGGCGGCATGATTAAGAAATACCGCAAAGGCGGGATGTGTAAGTAGTGGCAGCCGGAGTAAAGCATTACTTTAAGGACGGAAAAGTTCATCGGGGAGGCACACATAAGCACCCCGACGGCACCATAATGACAGGCAAAAATATGTCAAAAACGTCCAAGAAGCTTTATCATTACAGTGACTTATCCAAACCTGCACAGAAAAAAGCGCGGGATAGTTGGGGTAAATAGATGGCAACCTCTGGGACCACAAACTTTAATCTGGCGATAGACGACCTTGTAGAAGAGGCGTTTGAGCGCTGTGGCATGCAGATGACTGCAGGTTATCAGCTTAACTCGGCTCGTCGGTCCTTAAATTTGTTGTTCTTGGACTGGGCTAACCGTGGGCTAAACCTCTGGACCATCGAGCAGGCCACCTACTCTTTGGTTCAAGGCGATGCTGAAATATCTTTGCCTACTGATACTGTCAATGTTTTGACAGCAGTTATTCGTCAGACGGTAAACGGGCAGCAACAAGACATCAACATTGAAAGAATAGGACGAGAAGAATACCTGAATGTACCAGACAAACTTACTCAGGCTAGGCCTTCTCAAATTTATATTGAAAGAACGAATACGCCCAAGGCGTATTTATATCCGGCTGCTGACAAGGCATATACACTGGTTTATTACCGTATACGCCGTATGGAAGATGCCGGTGACTATACTAACACTACCGATGTTAATTTCAGGTTTCTACCTTGTTTAGCGTCGGGTTTAGCGTACATGCTTTCTTTGAAGTATGCGCCAGAACGAACTAGCGCGCTTCAACAAATGTACGAACAGGATTTCCAACGGGCCGCGATGGAAGATAGGGACACTGCAAGTACCTACATCCTGCCTGATGTAGGGGTATAAAATGGCGCATGCAACGGGTAAATACTCATACGCCCTTTGTGATTACTGCGGGCAGCGCTATCCTTACCAGACTCTTAAAAAGAACTGGAAAGGGTTTATGGTTTGTCCAGAGGACTATGAGCCAAAAGAGCCCCAACTGGACCCGTTAAAGTATAGAGGCGATGCGATTTCACTATTGAATCCACGCCCTGACAGGACAGAGCCGTTGAGTGTTTTTGTGAATAGCACAGGCGGCGATACACCTTTTGAGACAGTGCCGGGTTCAATGCAGCCGGCGCCCTCAACAATAGCAGTTGAAGGCGTGGCTACTTTGGGAACGGTTACGGTGGTGACTACATGACCTATGACGAGCTAGTGACAAATATTCGTAACTACACCGAGGTGGACAGCAACGTCTTCTCTAACTCGGTGATAGATACGTTTATTTTGATGGCGGAGAACAGGATTCTTCGAGACATCGATCTTGACGTTTTTAAGGTCGAAGCCACTGCAAACATGACTTCTGGCAACAGGTTCTTGGTTGCGCCAAGCGATATTCTGACACATCGCTACATAATGGCGACGTTGAGTGGAGACCAGACCTTTTTGGAGTTTAGGGATACCTCTTTCATGAAAGAGTATTGGCCTGACTACTCAGAAACAGGAACACCCAAGTATTATTCTGTGTGGGACCAGAACACGTTTTACATTGCGCCTACACCAGACGCCAGTTACGCAGTTCAGTTAGGATACATATACAAGCCTCAGCAGCTATCCTCTTCCAACACGACAACTTGGATTAGCGATAACGCCCCTGAAGCTCTTTTATATGCGTGCCTCATACAGGCATATAGCTACACGAAAGGCCCTACTGATATGCTGCAGTATTTTGAAAACAGCTATAAGCAGGCAATTCAAGGTCTTGGCATAGAGCAGCAAGGTCGCCGCCGCCGAGATGAATTTAGAGACGGCATGATTAGACTGCCAATTAGATCGGAATCGCCCGGACCGTAACATTTAAGAGAGGAAACAAAAATGGCTATCACACAAGCTATGTGTACATCGTTCAAAGTCGGCGTCCTAGATGGCACTTTCGACTTTAGTAGTGGCACGTCTCAGGTATTTAAACTGGCTCTGTACACTTCGTCAGCTACACTTGATTCGACTACCACTGCGTATTCGGCTACTAATGAAGTTGCAGGAACAGGCTATTCTGCAGGTGGTGGCACGTTGACTATCTCAACGAACCCAACATCTAGTGGAACAACGGCGTTCTTAGATTTTGCTGATTTGACTTTTTCAACAGCCACGATCACCGCTCGTGGCGCCCTGATTTACTTGGCTGATGGCGCAACGAATCCGGCTGTTGCAGTTCTGGACTTCGGCTCTGATAAGACTTCTACTGCGGGCGACTTCACTATTGTCTTCCCTGCTGCAGATGCTAGCAACGCGATTATCCGTATCGCTTAAGAGTAAAGTGTAATGGCTGACGTTATCGTCCCCATAAGTGGATGGGGCTACAGCACTTGGGGCGACGGGGAATGGGACGTAAGTCCTTCTATCCCTTTTGCTACGGGGGCAGTTGGATCGGTAACGACAACAGGTACAGCGGTTGTTAATGTCACTGGTGTGCAAGGAACAAGCGGACTAGGCACCGCTGATGCACAAGCAAGTGCGATTGTTTCGGTTTCAGGGCTAAGTGCCACGGGCGAAGTTGGATATACCCGTTGGGACATCACAGTCAATCTGGGCGGTTGGGGCCGCGGGGTCTGGGGCCAAGGCAGTTGGGGGGAATCTTTAGGGGTTTCGGCAACTGGTGCAATAGGCTCGGTCACGGTCCAAGAAGGCACCGGCGTATCGGTGACCGGTGTAGAAGCCACGACCGCTCTTGGCAATATTGCGGTTAACGCTGATGGTGCTATAGAAGCACTTGGTAATGCGGCCACAGGACAAATAGGTAATGCCACAGTCTCTGGAGACGCAATATTCTCCGTAACAGGGGTTGAAGGCACAACAGCGCTAGGCACAGCAGGACCGATAACAACTGTAGCCATAAACGTCACAGGCGTAGTTGCTACAGGCACAGCGGGTAATGTAGAGATAATCGGTGATTCCTCACTCGATGCTACAGGCTTAGAAGCCACGTCTGCTCTTGGTAGCGTTACCGTAGAACTAGTTTTAAATGTAGATGTTACGGGAGTACAAGGCACTACAGCGCTAGGCGAGACCGAGGAAACAGGCACTGCAAACGTATACTTAACTGGAGTGCAGGCTATAGGCGAGGTAGGTAATGTAATAGTCTGGGGCAGAATAGTCCCAGACCCCGGCACAGGATGGACAGAGGTCCCCGTGGATCAAACACCAAATTGGAGCAAGATAGCAGCATGAAAACAGTAAATGAGGCGGTAAAATTAGAAAACGCAATCGATCCCAAGCATGAAGTCGAAGTAGTTTGTGCAAATTGTGGCTATGATCTTGATGCGTCTGAGATTTCCGCAGATACTTGTTCAGACTGCGGTGAAGCCCTAAACTTACGACAGAATACAAAGATTTACGCGACAAGCGTCCCTGCTGCCGGGGGCAGCACCTTAGTTTAAGAACTGGAGGCCCAAATGGCTACTTATGTAAATAACTTACGGCTCAAAGAAATCGCCACGGGCGATGAAAGTGGCACTTGGGGCACCAGTACCAACACTAACCTTGAGCTCATTACAGACGGTTTTAGCTACGGCACGAAGGAAATGGCGGCAGACGCCAACGAAACCTTCACTATGCCGGATGCTACTGCGGACGACACCCGCTCGTTCTACTTAAAGATTACTTCGGCTGTGTCTTTGACAGCGACTCGTGAAGTGACTCTTGGTCCAAACACAATCTCTAAAGTGTGGATCATTGAGAACGCTACTTCTGGCAGCCAGATCATTACGATCAAGCAGGGTTCAGGCGCTACGGTCAACGTGGCCAACGGCTCTAAAGTCATGGTCGTCACAGACGGTGCGGGCGCAGGCGCTGCGGTATTTAACGCTAACCCCACAGAAGCGGGCACAGGTACAGTAACAAGCGTAGGCGGCACTGGCACAGTTAACGGCATTACTCTGACAGGCACAGTGACAAGCTCTGGTAACCTCACGCTTGGTGGTACACTGGCTAACGTCGATCTGACTTCTCAGGTTACAGGCACTCTGCCTATCGCTAATGGCGGTACAGGTTCAACTTCAACTACTTATGTTGATTTGACGGCTAATGTTACAGGCACTCTGCCTATCGCCAATGGCGGTACAAACCTAACTACTTTAGGTACAGCAGGGCAGGCTTTGATTGTTAACGCCGGAGGCACTGCATTAGAGTACGGTTCGGCAGGTGTATCAACAGGTAAAGCCATTGCTATGGCTATAGTTTTCGGTTAGGAGAAATAAAATGGCAGCCCCAAATATAGTTAACGTCACTACCATTATTGGTAAGACGGCATACGCAACACCCGCAAATACAACAGAAAATGTCTTGCTTGCTAACACAGCAGCCAGTGGCAAAGTTCTTAAGATTAACCAGATTGTCGTAGCTAACGTCGATGGCGCTTCAGCCGCTGACGCTACTGTGGCTTACAACACTGCGGATGGCGGTACGGCAGATGGCGGTACTAGCTACCCGATCATCTCTACTGTATCTGTCCCTGCTGATGCGTCGATTATCGCAGTTGATAAGAACACTGGAATCTATCTGGAAGAAGACCGCTCTATCGTGGTTACCAGTGGCACAGCCAGTGATCTTACTTAC